CATACGCCTTGATCTGCAAGGCCAGGCTTTCCTCAAGATGGCTGGCGATTCGTCGCGGCATTAAGGATCGTTACTCAACACAACCCACAGGATGACGCCAGCGACGAAAAGCGCGATAAGTGCGTGTGTGACGCTCATGCCTGCCCCCTAGATCCAAAGCGATTTGCTGGATGCTCGAACGGCACGTCCTTGTACGTCGCTGTTGCCTTGTCGTAGAACAGCTTCGCCATACCGATCTTGCCGATCTGCCTGAAGCGGATTTTCTGAACGTGGGCCTCAACCGGCGCGTACTCATCTGCGAAGTCCCGCCAGATAACAATCCCGTTGTCCGCCTTGTTCCTCCAGTTCGCCGATCCGCTGATGTCATACAGGGTCGGGACCGGGTACTTGCCATCCTCGCGGTACATCTTCGCGGGATGCGCGACAACGAACATGGCAACGCCATGCCTGCGGCCAAACTGACGAATGCGCTTTAACACCTGCCCGGTGTAAATGGTCTCAGTCATCCCACTGGGGAGCGCGTGTTCGAGTTCGTTCCACGGGTCGATAACCAGGAACCTAATCCCGAAGCGCGAGACCAGTGCCCTTGCGCGCTCAAGCACGTTATCTACCGTCCACTCGCTATCGTCGTCAGGGAGAATCCAGCGGAAGTGACCGCGCACCCATTCCTTCGCGGTCTGCAATGTCTCGCGACTCATGCGCGGGGTCGGGCCTTCGCCGAAAGGCTGCATCGCCCACTTCTCGGCAATGCGCGCCATGTGATCCTCTAGCGGCTGGTTCTCAGGCGAGAAGAAAGCGCCGCGCCATCCGTGCATTGCCGCAAGGTGAACGGCCAAGCAATCCACCCAATTCGACTTGCCGCTGTTCGGCATCCCCGTGACCACGGTGAACTCACCCGGCCTCACGGTGTAGAACCTGTCAACCTCATCCCAACCGGTAGAAACGCCCTTCTCCCACCCATGTTCGTACAGGTGGTCAATCCGGTCGCTCAAGTCGGCAACGTCAAACACGCCAGCGAGCGGAAACGGCTCTGCATTGTCCAAGCACTCGCGCAGCACCGCAGGCCCGAACGAACGCAGCACGTCGTTAGCGTCCTTGCAGTCGCTCGGCCACTTCACCCGCTTGCACTTCTCGCGCCCTAACCGCCGCGCCAGCTCATCCTCCAGCCGCTTTCCGGGGGCGTCGCTGTCCACGGCAATGATCCATTCCCGCACCGCCTGTACGCGCTCCCAATCGGCCTCAAGGAACGTGAACTTGCTTGCGTAGTCCTTGGTGTTCTCAGCGGGCGCGCCGTCAGGAACAGACACGCAGGAAGTGATTCCCGCAACCTCGACCGAAAGCTTGTCTATCTCTCCTTCGACGATCACGCACACGTCGGCCATATCGTTCAGGCCGTACAGAATCCGCTCGGCTCCCGTCTCCATGCGGAAGTTCTTTTCGCGATCTCGGTATTTGCAGTTGATCCACTCATCGCCGCGCAGGTACGGGAACGCGATTGCCGCGACGTGATCCTCAACCTGGGGCATGTAAACCGTCGCCGCCGTGACGTGATTCCGCTCAAGGACGGAAGCCGGGATGCCCCGCTCCTCGAACCACGCCTCAACCGTCGTCCCGCGTTTCACCGGTAACGGCTCGGGCTTCCTGTGGGCAGGCTTCCGCCACGCCGGGTCGAAACGCTTCTCCCCGTCCGCAAGCCCACCGGACCAGCCGCAGTGCGCGCAGTTCCACACGCCCTTGTCCACGTTCACCGACAGGCAGCGAGCCTGCTTTTTCTTGCGCTGGCTCGAACACTGCGGGCACGTCGTGTCCACTTCGCCGGAACGCCCGCCGGGTATCGAAATTCCGTAGTCGGCAAAGGTTTTCATACCACCAGCTTCCGTTCTTCGGGTTGCGTCGCTTTGGTGAAATAGCTGACCGGATCGGCCACGGTATGCCCTGCCAAGTACGCCAAGACTTCGCCGACCTTGGGCATTCCGACAGTCGCCAAGGCTTTGCCGATGAGGGATCGCTTACGCTCCCCGAGGACGGATACGCCTAGGTCGAAAAGGGCTTTCTTGGGATCGACCACCTGTGCCGCCGAAGGCGGTTCGTGGCTCTTAGGATTTCTCTGACTATGACTAGGGTTACGGTTCGCTTTGCTTTCGCTATCCGATTCGGAAACCGATTCGGTTATCGATTCGGTTATCGATTCGGCTCCCTTTGGCCTACCGCCTCGCTTTCCAATTTCACGATTGACGGTTCTCTGGTGCTGGGCTTTCGCAAGCTCAATCTGGGCGCGAGCGTTAACCCAGCCGCCATCTGTCTCTGTCCAGAACTGAGGGATAACAGACGCAACTGCCGCCCGGTCCGCCTTGGTGACAGCGCCGACAATCCGGCACAGGGCGTCAATGTCTTTTGGTAGCGGCTTCTCTGTGGCGTAGTGATGATCCAGGAGCGACCTGTAAGCCCCTCGCTCGGTCAATGACAGGTGACTGGTGTCACGCTGGAAGTCGCCAATGAAGTGCTTGTAGAAGATCAAGGCAGCAGCGCCTTCAGGAAAGAAGCCGCGCGATACCAGCCACGCACAGCCAGCCATTTCACGATATGCGCGTCTCTGCTATCGGCCTCGATTGAGGCATCTGTGGTCCAGTGCTTCATGCCAGCCGCTTCCTTGCTTCCATGTGCTTGACCTGATCCGGCGACCGCTGCTTAACGAGGTCGGTCAGAGCGATCAGGCAAATCCGCTGCGTAGCCTCGTCTGGGGCCGCTAGAAGGGCGCGACCGGCTAGGGCAATGGCAACCTCTAGGCTCCGTTCGGTGGCGAACGGAACAGACCGCAGGGCCGTGCCATGCTTTGAATGGGCAGATGCAGGGGCGTCTGTTTGACCGTGTAAATTCTTCATTTTCTGGCCCCTGAAGGCTACTATGCAGCCTTGCGCGGACGCTTTTTGAAGTACGCGGCCAGTTTTTCCACGTTGCTGACGCCAGGATCTACAATCTCCCGGCGAGCTATTTTCTCAAGGGTTCTGATAGAAACCCCAGCTCCCTTTGCAACGATGGGCCACTGGCCCTTGTGGGCCGCAAGTTGTGTCAAGACGTAAGCGTGTATTGATTCCATAGGGCGCACCATAAACCCGTTCAGGAAAGAACGCAACCCCATTACGGGCGCACGTCACAAAGTAAAATAAACCCGAAATAGGGGTTGACGGCCTCCCGCGAATGGGTTTACAGTCCATCCCATGAACACCGTACTTGCCAGCCTGTTCCTAGAGCTAGGGGTTAGCATCCACAGCCAGGTTCCATGCGCCTGCCGGGATGGTTACGGCTGGTGGCTCTGGGACGTTAACCAGACAACCAACCCCTACGGCTCTATCGCCATCGGCTTTGAGCACGAGTTCAGCCGCAAATTCAGCGCCCGCGTTTTCGTCAGGCATGAGAGCGCCATCACCGTCAACGACTACGGCACGGACTCAGCCGGGGCTGCTGTGGCGTGGCGTCCTTTTCGATAACAGGAGCAACCAGTGACCGACAAGCAAAACGAGGGGACGATCATTGCCTATAAAGGCTTTGACGCTGAATTCAAGTGCCGCGACTACCAGTTCGAGGTCGGCAAGACCTACGAGCACGACGGCAAGGTGGTCGCCTGCGAGTCCGGTTTTCACTCGTGCGAAAATCCGCTTGATGTTCTGAGCTACTACAACCTGTGCGATAGCAAGTTCGCCGTGGTTGAAGTCTCGGGCGAACTGTCGCGGCACGAAGGCGATTCAAAGATCGCATCTGCCCGCCTCCACATCAAGGCGGAACTGTCCCTGCCTGAGTTCGTTAAGGCGGCAGTAGCGTATGTGATTGCAGCCTGCAAGATCGGGGACAACGTGCAGAGTGCGTCAGGCGACTACGCCCAGCTCGCTGCGTCAGGCTACTGCGCCCAGCTCGCTGCGTCAGGCGACTACGCCCAGCTCGCTGCGTCAGGCGACTGCGCCCATCTCGCTGCGTCAGGCGACTACGCCAAGCTCGCTGCGTCAGGCGACTACGCCCAGCTCGCTGCGTCAGGCGACTACGCCCAGCTCGCTGCGTCAGGCTACTGCGCCCAGCTCGCTGCGTCAGGCTACTGCGCCCATCTCGCTGCGTCAGGCGACTACGCCAAGCTCGCTGCGTCAGGCGACTGCGCCCAGCTCGCTGCGTCAGGCGACTACGCCCAGCTCGCTGCGTCAGGCTACTGCGCCCAGCTCGCTGCGTCAGGCAAGGATTCCGTTATCGCGTCGTCGGCCTACAACGCGATTGCGAAAGGCGCGGCTGGAACCTGGATTTCCCTCGCCGAATTCAACAGCGACTACAAGTGCGTCGGCTTTGCTACTGGCTGCATCGGTCAAGACGGACTGCTGCCGGACGTGTTCTATCGCGCTCAGGGCGGAAAGCTGGTGCAAGCATGAACGCCGACCACCGCTACATCAAAGGCACGCCCAAGGGACCGCAGGAGTCCGGCCTGCTTGAGTTCACCAAGTCCGCGTGTCTGACCATTGACGCCTTCACCGACGACGCGGAAGTCGCAGCCGACTCGTACCGTGCGCACTGGACGGACTTGGGCCAAGGGATCGTGCAAATCGAGAAGATCGAGCGCAACGACGCCCGCCACGGAAAGCCTGCCAATTGGGTTAAGGACGTGTTGAGCGACCTCGAAGTGCAGGCGCTGGAAGCGATGATCGAACAGCAGCTCAAGTACGAGCGCACCACAGAGCAAGGGACGACATGGGCAGAGGCAGTGGGGCCGATTGAAGCGCATGGAGTGCGGGCATGACCGCCCTGTTCTACCTGAGCCACGGCCTTGTTCTGTTGGGCTGGGCAGTGATTCTCGTCAAGGAATATCGGGACTATCGGAGGAATTGGAAATGATGACCGACGAACCCGCCAGCAACATCTGGGACACGGCCCGCTTTCTGAAGCTGTCCGCCGACATGGAGCATGACGACCCGGAACAGGCTCCCGCGTTCAAGCGTGACCAGCAATTGACGGACGCCGCGCTGTTCAAGGCGAAGGTGCTGGCCTTGCTCAACAAGGAATTTGACGGCGGACGCTCCGAGGATTCGCAGGCACATGACTACTACATCGGCCAGCTTATCCGGCGAATCGAGGCCATCCAGCCGTGAACAAGCTTTACATCTTGGGCGCATACGTTCAGGCCCCGCTGGTCCGTGAGACTCGGCTTGTTAGCGACCTCACCATGCCTGAGCGGGCTTGGGATCGGTATGACGTTCCCAGCTATGAGCGCAATCCTGGTTACGTCGCACACAGCCGGGAGCGGAACAAGAAGCGCAAGCCGGGGAAGGTGTGCGCTTTCCTGAGAAAGCAGGCCAGCTAATGAAGTACCCAGCCTCCTATTACCGTCAGTACCGCCGCGACCGGAAGCGGGGAATCCTGCGCCGGGAAGTCAAGGCGCGAACGGCGGGCGATGTATCGCGGGTGCCCTACGGGGTGCCGGTCGAGTTCAAGCGATTCGCGCAAGCGAGGGTGCCATGAGTGATTACAGGCAGGCCCAAGAGAACGAAGAGTGGCACCGATGGTGGACGGAGCAGATGGAAGCCAGCGCCAGACGACTGGCAAAGATGGAACAGGACGTGGAGCGCGGTAAGGAATTGTTGAGAGAACTGGAGCAAACGAGCAATGAACGTAACCATTCAAGAGCATGGGCAGACGAGCACGGGGAAGCCGAAGGTAAAGGCCAACGGAGTTTGGTATTTCCTTAGCCGGGATATTGGAGCGCCGCCACCCGCAGGCGCAACCGTGGAGATCCGCGAGGGGTCTTTCACGTTCCCCGACGGCAAGCTGCAAAAGACAATCGAGGCATGGCGACCGATCAACGGAGCCAATGCAACCCCGGCTGCGCCACCGCCCCCCGCGCCCAACGCGGACTACATCGACGAGGCATCGCTGAGGTTTATCAGCAACGTGGTGGGAAGCGCGATCACGGCAGGGGCCATCAAGTCGCCGGGGCAGGTGCTGTCGTGGTTCCAGTCGGCGAAGGCCGCGCTGACCGGGAAGCCTGCCACCAACTCATTCGATGACGACATCCCGCCCGATGCGGCGTGGGACCGTCACCAGCACCAATAAGGGGAAATCATGTCTACCGAACTTCAACTGGTGCAGACCGCTATTGCCGAATTCGACAAGGTGGGCGCTGGCCTGACCGAACTGAAGAAGCAATACGGCGGGGTTGTGTATCCCGTCACGACAACCAAGGGCATGGGCGAGGCCCTCTCTGCCCGTGCTGCCATCCGTGCGCCGCGCTACCAGATCGAGAAGCTGCGCAAGGAAGCCAAGGCCCCGATTCTGGAACTGGGCCGGAAGCTCGACAGCGAAGCCAAGCGGATCGAGGCCGAACTGCTGGCCATTGAAGGCCCGATTGATGAGCAGATCAAGAACGAGGAAGCCCGCAAGGAAGCGGAGAAGCAAGCAAAGATCGATGCCGAGAACAAGCGCATCGGCAAGATCCAGACGGCTATCGACGAGATCCGCGCCCTGCCCCTTGAGGCTTCGGGAAAGACCGCCAGCCATGCCCAAGGCGTGCTCAATCGCGCCCGTGAAATCGAGATCACGGAAGCCGAGTACCAGGAGTTCTTCGACACCGCCCGCGAGGCCCTGTTTATTGCCATCACCGCCTGTCAGGGCGTGGTGTCAGAGCGGGTGGCATTCGAGGCAGAGCAGGAGCGCATCCGCAAGGAACGCGCCGAACTTGAGCAGCTCCGCGCCGCCAATGCCGCGAGGGATGCTCAGGAGCGCTTACGGCTGGCAGAGGAAGCCAAGAAGCAACGCGAGGCACAGCAGGCCGAAGCTGACCGGCTGGCCGCTGAGAACGCCAAGGCTGAGGCGGCATTGCAGGCCCAGCGCGATGAACTGGCGCGGAAGGAACGCGAAGCCGCTGCCGCTCGACTGGCCGAGGATCTCCGGGTGCAGGCATTGCAGGATGCCGAAGCCGCAAGGCTCGCCGCCGAACGTGCGGAGCTTGAGCGCCAGCAGGAAGAGTTCCGCAAGTCACAGGAAAAGCCGAAGCCTGTCCCGAAGGCAGAGAGGCCGACCGACGCCGACATCATCGCGGTACTGGCCGATCACTACGCCGTGACGCCGGATACCGTCATTGGCTGGCTGTCCGATCTCAAGCTGAGTGTCGCCGCGTGATTACAGATGACCGCCGCGACCAAGCCATGCGCTACATGGCAGAGACGGATAGCGAAATGGCCGAGGCAGAAGGCGACACCATGCGCCGCGAGTTCACTTTGGATCTCATCAAGGACCGCTGTTTTCTCGCGGCAGATGGAAGCGTGGCAGAGCGTAACGCCAAAGCCGGTATTGCGCCGGAAGTCGGACGGGCGCACGAGGAATGGGTGCAGGCGCTTGTTGCCTTCAAGCGTATCAAGGCCAAGCGTGAGTCGGAACGCATCGTGTGGGAGACGTGGCGCAGCGAGAACAGCAACCGGAGGCAAGGTGGCTAGTAAAGCTATCGAAGCCCGCTTCCGCCGCCTCAAGGAAATGGGCTGCGTTGTCTGCGGCGCGGTCCTTGGGCTGGGCTATCGGGATGCCGACATTCATCACCTTGTCGATAAAGGCGACAGGGCGAAGTCAGGCGGCGATATGGCGACGATACCTCTTTGCCTGTGGCACCACAGGGGCATCCCTCCAGAGGGCCATAGCGAAGCCTGGGCGCTTCAGAACATGGGGCCGTCGATAGCGTTGCACGGCAAGACGTTTAACCGGACATACGGGCAGCGAAAACTGCTTGGGATCGTCAATTCACTGCTTGGAATGGAGTGCGCGGCATGAGCCAGGAATCACTGTCCCAAGATGAGCGTTCCTATGAAAGTTGAGATCGGCAACGCGACGCTATACCTCGGGGACTGCATGGAGGTCCTGCCGACGCTCGAACAGGTTGACGCCGTCGTTACTGATCCGCCCTATGGCATCGGATTCGCTGCGCAGCCTACAAAATGGCAACGGCGAGCGGGACAGTTGGCCGAGAAATGGGACGACGCGGTCGCTGAGGACTTAGGGCCTGTTCTGGCGGCAGGCAAAGAGCAGATCGTCTGGGGCGGAAACTACTACCGCCTGCCGCCCTGTCGTGGCGTTCTATCGTGGTTTAAGCCCGACGCGCCCCCGTCTATGGGGCACTTTGAATTGGCGTGGACAAGCCTTAACAGGACAGCGCAGCAGCTTTCCTGGTCTATTGGCGCAACGAATGCGGAGCGAGTCGGCCATCCAACGCAGAAGCCGCTGAGGGTAATGGAATGGTGCCTCTCGTTCCTGCCAGACGCGAAAACGATCATCGACCCATTCATGGGGAGCGGAACCACGGGGGTCGCCTGCATGAACCTTGGCCGCAAGTTCATCGGCATAGAAATAGAGCCTAAGTATTTTGAGATCGCTTGCGAACGCATACGTGCGGCGCAGGATCAAGGGAGGCTGTTCGCATGAGTGACCACCTGACCACAAATCTGAGTGCCGAGCTTCGCAACCCTGCCTACAACGACGAGAGCGACGGGCATGTACGCCTTCGCGCCGCCGACGAGATCGACCGCCTGACCGCTGACCTGCGTGCCGAGGAGCGCGGACAGGACAACCTGCGGCGCGAGATCGACCGCCTGACCGCCGACAACAAGGTGCTGCGGGAGGCGTTGGTTGGCGCAGTGGATTGCATCCGTGAATGGCACAACATGGGCGTCCCTCAAAAGGAGCGCAGTCAACTGTGGGACATCTACTGGCGTAATGCGCCTGAAATGAAGGCTATTCGCGCAGCCCTTGAGGGAGTGAAGCCATGACGCCGGAAACGATTACTCACCTTGACGACCGCCGTCCGCATGTCCAAGAACCGCAGCGGTGCGTCGAGTGCGGGCACGAACAGATTTCGGTCCACCTTGAGTCCGTGAAGCGGGAATGGTGGGAGTGCAATAAGTGTGGAGAAATCGCATGCAAAGCCACGTCGTAGCCCCTCCAGCGCCAACGACCGACCCGTTAACCGCTTTCCATCTCGGGCAGCTTAAGGAGCTGGCTGAACGATTGAATCGTCGCTATCTGGAAGAGGCGGACAGGGATGCTCGCTCTGCTTCTGAAGCTCTACGCGCCTACGCCGCATTGCTGGAGACCAAGGCACCTCAAGAGGCGACAGGGATCTACGACTCGGCGTGGGTTATCGAAGGCATGTGGAGTTCAACGGCATACCCGGAATACTGGGTTGGATCGTCGGCATGGTCATCCGATCCGTACAAAGCCTTGCGCTTTGCCTCAAAGCAATCTGCACAGCAGGCCGCAGACATGATGCTTGTGGGGATCAACCACCGCGTGGCCTGCCACGAGTTTGCCGGGAATAGTCACCATGAGTGAGCAAAAAGTCAGAGCCGTAAACTCAATGAGCGCCGGGACGTGCCGACACTGCCGCGCCTGGTTGTTTCATCGGGAAATCTGTTTCAAGTGCGGGGGAAGGCAATGACATCACTGGCTACAGCCATCGGCGGGATGAATCACTGGGACTGGTGCCCGATCTGCCGTGGCGGACTCGATACCGGTCTTGAGTGCGACCAGTGCGGCGCTGATTTCATGCCGATCTATACGGCGTTTAAAGAATCCCTGAGCGGGGGTAACCCCGGCGAACCGAAAGCCTGCACCCCGGCTGAGGAACGCGGCATTGTGGGTGCCACTGGCGCGGGACAACTTCCCGATGGCAAACCGGGAAGCACGGTTGACAGTGCGGAAAGGCGCTCACCTGACGGGACAGAGCGTACCCCGTCGCCGGACGAGAGTAACCGGCATTTCGATCGCGGCTGCTTCGTCATCATGGAACTGATGCAGGCATACGAGCGCCGCGTCCGTTCCGACTGCACTCCGGTGGAAATTGATAAGCGTCCTTGGGAGTGCGCCGAGTACCTGAAGGCTGCGGAATACCTGCGAAATGTGTGGCCCCCTCACGAACCGCCGCAGCCGGCAGAGGCTACAGAGTGCCGGTATTGCGATGAAGTCATGAAGGAGCGCGACGATTACCACGAATGGGCGGATACGCTCGCTTACGACATCGAGCGGCTTGTCGGCGTTGAGATTGGCGAGCATTCAAACCTCAACAGTCCGTGGGGCAACGCACACGATGCAGCCGAATACGAACTCGACAAGCGGGCGAGGAAACCTCACGAACCGTTACCGGCTCCATGCTCAGAATGCGAGCGGCTACGCGCCGGCCTGTCGTTGATCGCAACCGACGAGCATCGCCTCATGAACATCACGGCACGTATGACGGCCGAGTCGATCCTAAGCGGCAAGCCAATTGGCGCACCTATAACGAAGGAAATAGGCCATGAGTAGCGGAGTATTTTGCGTGACCTGCCGCCGTTATATTGACCTGCCAGCGCAGCCTGTTGATGAGAAGTCGCGATGCAAGTGCACCCGACCCGTTGCTTCTGACGGCACGCGCATACCGATCAGAACACCTCCAACGAAGGAAGGATCTCTATGACAACTTCAGCACAAGCGGCCCACTACCGTGCGCAGCATATCCAAGAGCATGCGGGCCGTGGGTGGATCATTCACAACCCCAACGACGTACCAGTCCACGAGCTGCCAGTCATCTACGGATTCAACAATGGCGGCTCGCGAGAGTTTCTCAGTGCCGTGGCCATAGCTGAGGACGGAACGGTCCTTGGCGGCCACTGCTGTTCGCACGAGTGCTATATGGAGGCCGATCTTGGAATTGTGGAAGGGTGGCGCATGGATCGCCACGAGCAGTATCGGGCGCACTACCCGAACGGCTATCGCATGGAATTCGTCTCTCACGGCGACGTGAAAGGCCATGCCGGTCTCAATGAGGCATTCCGCCTGAATCAACTCAAAGATGGAGCCTCTCAGGAAACGGACGGGCCACAAACATGAGAACCAGCCTAGCGGACATCTTGCGCCTCGCCTGGACGCTATACCGGCACCCGTGCCGAAAGCATCTGCGTATCGGGCAAATCATTGTCAACGCCAATACAAGGGCTGGCAATTGGGATCTGTTCTACGTCGAAAACGAGACGCTTGTCGAACAGATAAAGAGCGTCAAACACATGTGGCTACCGCAGCGTCGATGAGGAATTCACCCATGAGAGTTCTGGTGGCCTGCGAGTTCTCCGGTACTGTCCGCGACGCCTTCCGCGCCCGTGGTCACGACGCCTGGAGCTGTGATCTGTTGCCGTGCGAAGGCGACGACAGGTATCACCTGCAAATGGATGTCAGGCACGCATTAACCGGGAACATGGCATTCACGCCAATGGGAACGCGGACAACTCCGTGGGACCTGATGATCGCCCACCCACCTTGCACGCACCTGGCCGTGTCTGGGGCGCGTTGGTTCAAGGAGAAGGCCACAGAGCAGGCAGAGGCGCTGGAGTTCGTCAGGATGCTCATGGCTGCGCCTATTCCGCGCATCGCCATCGAGAACCCTATCAGCATCATATCCAGCAAGATCCGCAAGCCTGACCAGATCATTCAGCCGTGGATGTTCGGCCACGGCGAGACCAAGGCGACGTGTCTGTGGCTGAAGGGACTGCCGCCGCTGATGCCGACAAACATCGTGGAAGGCCGCGAGGCTCGCATCCACAAGATGCCGCCTGGGCCTGACAGGTGGAAGGAACGCAGCCGGACGTTTGCCGGCATTGCCGAGGCGATGGCAGATCAATGGGGCCAGGCGCTTGAGGCCGTGGCCTGAGATTCTACTGATTGATGACGTTGCCTACCAATTTTCAACAGTGAAGGAGACGATGATGGAATCAGTATCTTCGACGAGTGACGAGCGGACCGTGAACAACGTGATGCGCCATGCCTACCGCGTCCTGAGTGATGCCGAGAAGGCCCAGATGCAGGCGATCAAGGACAAGGGGTTGGAGTTTTGGGAGCTGGTCGACAGCGTTGGCGCTTCTCGCGAACTCTCGCTCTCCAAGACTGCCTCCGAGGAAGCCGTTATGTGGGCGGTCAAGCATATTACCCGGTAAGAGTTCATGCGGCCCAACCATCCAGACCGATCCAGCACGGCAAGCCAGCATGGGTTACGGGGCTCAGTGCCCGACAGGCACCCATCTCCGCCGAATGCGCATGCGCACAATACTGGTACCCCTGGTTGCGCGGGCCGCACCTTTCCGAGACCACCGGCTGATTGAGGAGAGAGACATGGAACCCGTGACAAGAGAATTCCGGCTGTTTACTGGCGGCAGCGCGCCAGGTATCGACGCGCTGGCGATCATGGCGGAACTGCTGAAGGAACTGAAAGAGAACGAGCGTCTGGCGGCGCTTCAGTATTGCGCCGACCTGTACGGCTTCGGGCTGGTTCCCAAGCGTAGCTCATAGCGGAGAAGGTAGTGCGAACACTTGAGCAAGCATTGGTGAACGCAGGACGGTTGCGGGCAGAACTGCCCCACCTGATTCAGCCGTCAAGCACCGACCGCGACATGGTGATTCTGGCGGACCGCATTTACGAGTTGGAGGCTGCATTGTGGCTGCTCGACGACTACATGGATGAAGCGCCGACAGTGCGAGCCATCATTCGTAAAGCGCTCAAACTATAGTTTAGAGGCTTCACCAATGGAATTTAAGGAACTGACCCGTGAAGAATTCATCCAGCACCTTGTCGAATCAGGCTGGTCCGAAAAAGATGCCATCCAAGAATGGGAGGACATCCAAACAGATGACGAGAGCGGTTACGACGGTGCCTAAAAGACACGACTGCCGTGGCTCGCTTTGGATCATCGCCGGAGGCGGCATCATTTGGTGCTATCAGTGCGGGTCGTGGCGGCTAAACATCCCCAGTAAGTCGCCGTGGCACAGGCCTTCCGGTATCGGCGGCAAAAACCCGGCGCTCTCAGAGTGACGACGGCGGCCCATGAAACGCATTCCCCTCAAAGCCTGGACCGTGCCCGACGTATCCCGCCAGCCGTCGCAAAAGACCCGGCGCAGGTGGGCGCGAGAGGGGCTGATATGGCCCCCGGCTCGGAAGGAAGGCCGGGGCTGGTGGGTCGTGCCTAGTGCTAGGAAGGCGGAGAGGGATGATCCAGTGTTGAAACCGGTCTGGGAGGACGGTGGGCATGGATGAGCGCAGGTGGAAGGACCTAGCGGCGGAACAGGCGCTGCGCATTTCAGAGCTTGAGAAGCAAGCCGCTGAATGGCAGGAGGCGGCGGACAAGGTGATTCAGGAATGCTGCGGCATTGGCGGCCCGCTGAATGATAACCGGCTGGGGTACTCTAGGGCGCAGATGGGGCCGTTCTTCAGGATCGTTGAACTGGTAAAGGTCTCTGACAACTCATCCGAAGTGCCATGAACGAAGTCAGGAAAATAGTCAAGCTAAAAAGTTACCGTGAGCTTTTCAGCATTCACCGTCAGATAGACGAGGACAGGTCTCGCGGGATAGATCCTGGACTGAGGTGGGCGAAGCAATACCCGGAAGCGGATGTCATCGAATTCGTGATTGAGCGACCTGTCAGCGCAGGAGAGAGTCATGGCTGAGAAGCTGAAAAGCATGCTTCAGTGCGAGAAGTGCCACAGGTCGGCACTCGTAACCTATGACGCGGACGTTCCGTTGACGCTGGTCTCGTTTACCTGCGCGTGCGGGCAAGTAACCCCGGTCCGAAGTGTTCCGGGGACTACTGGAATGAGCAGCGCACCTCTGACTGTGTTAGCGACCGATAGCCAGAATCCACCCCTGAAGGGCCGCTAGTTGCTCCGCGTCTTGCTGGCAGCTTGTGGCGAGTCGGGCGAGCCGTTCAAGATCGACGACAGTTCCGCTATCGCGTTCAGGCTCCGGGGCGGGGTCATCAAGTCTGGCGGGGGTTGCGGGGAAGGGACGGACAGCACGGTAGGCGACGAGGCGCAGGCCCCGGTTAGACTCGCGCAGAGCATCAGACTCAGTTTGTAGGGCAGATAATTGGGCTTGGTATCCACGGCTTGCCTCTCTCGCTATCTGTTCGTTTTCCTGGACCTGGCGCAATTGCTCGTTAAAGCCCTCCACAGCCTCCCTGTACTGCGCTCGCTCGACGGCCAGGGCCTTGCTGTCATCCCGCCAGCCGTTCACCACGTAGGCTAGGGAGAGGCAGGCGATAACCGCCGCTCCTATACCGATTAGCCGCAGATTTGAGCCTAACAGGGAGAACATGGCCGGTTAGGGCTTGTTCTGTGCGCTGTTGAAATACCCGCGCCATGCCGTCAGCAGGCCGGATGCGAGCAAGACGTACTTAAGGGACTGGTCGCTGAATATCCCGTCAGCCACCGCGAGAACGCCTACCGTCACCTGAGCAAAGCCGAGGATCTTGGTTCCGTGGGACTTCCACAGCCTAATTACTTTTCCCATTTGCGCTCTCTAGATTCGCTATCTCGATAATCAGTTGGTGCAGTAGCTGGAGCATGGCGTCGTGCTGTTCGTCCTTGGGGAGCGTCATCAGCCAATGCCAGTACTTGTATAGGGCTTCGGATCTCATGCGGCCTCCAGCATGGAGACGTTGAACGTATTCCGCCCGATCTCCCCATGCTCGGAATGGAAGCATATCGATGTCATGTCCCGCCCTGCCCTGTAACCTGCTGCATTGGCCCACGCATCCGCAGGAGCAAGCGTCCTGAAGGTTTCCCACATGACGCCGGGAAGCTCCAACTGCCTGCGGTTATGGACGTGGCCGGTCAGCCAGTAACGGAACTGCGTCTGTCCCCACAGTTCCGGCTTGTCTGCCGCCATGACGCCCGCCAACCGCTCGGGCTTGCCCGTGTCGCCGTGGGTGACGCCGATCAAGACCTTGCCGAAGTGGTGATAGTGGAACTTCCACGGTCCCGTCTCTATCGTGACGCGGGGGTTTTTCTCGTACAGCAGGGATAGCGCCAGGGACAGCCATAGCGCACCGATATCGTCATGATTGCCACAGGCGGATATGACCTTGACGGCCTTGTGCTTCTCAAGGGCGGTATCCACGCAAGCCCGCAACATCTTGACGCCCGCCCGGATCATCGCGGCATAGCGCGTGTCTACATCGAGCGTATTGCCGCTTCTTGACGTTTCATTCTTGAGGTTATCGACGTGGAAAAAGTCCCCAACATTCACTATTACCGCCGATTCTGTGGGCTGTGATTGCTCGACGAGGTGCGACATTGCCGATGTCAGTAGCCGATCTGCAATCTTGATGTCGTAGTCCGCGCCGGTTTCCTCTGCCCATGAGTACATCGCGACGTGATGGTCCCCAATGGGGTAGACCGTCAGCAGGTCCTTACGGTGTGGGCCTTTCGGCAGCGGGATGCGCTTAACTGGCTCCGTGTCGCTGAATACGTCCTTGAGGTAGTCAGCCCACTGCTCAGGGGAGCGCCCTGTAGCGCTTTCCTTGACCCATTGAAGCTTAACCTCACCGTCAGGCCCGTACAGGGTGGCCGTGCCTGCAATCGCTTTAGGTTGAGCCACAAGGCCCATTCCCTTAGCTGTCTGAATGCGGCTGTTGAATGTGCCGCGAGGGATGCCGAGCAGCTTTGCGGCTTCGGTAACGCTTCCGCCTGCTGCGTTCAGCGCCTCGATTGCGGCCTGCGCCGCTTCTCTACTTAGCGGCTTTGCTGGCACGACTCACCGTAATCCCTTCAGCCTTGCGGTTCTTGTTCGTTGCGCGCCGGTCAACCTTCCAGTTGGTCAGGATGCGGCCTTTCTCGACAACGTACTGGACCTTATGAACCATCCCGCAGTCGCAGCATTCGTGCTGCGTGAACTTGTCCAAGTACCAGCTCTCATCCCACATTTGGACGGGCTTGCTCACCGGATGCCGTCCCTGATCTGGCTATAGTGATTGCCGTCACCGAAGTCCCCGCCCCATCGGTTCAGGACGTGCAAGCCCTTCCAATACTCGCCAAGGAACGTATGCGAGTCCGTAGAAGGTAGCCACACCCCGTCCTTGAACAGGTTCAGGTCGATAGCCAGCCGCTGCTTGTGGGCGCTGCTTGCGTGGCCGTAGCCCTTCGCCTCGCCTAGTGCGCCGAATACCTTGGGATCTCTGTAGCCGTCCCCTAGCGTGAGTTCGTAGCCCATCCCGTAGGCGTAGGAGATCAGCTTAGGAATCAGGCTACAGAACAAGCGCTGCTGTTCACCGAGCGTCACGGCCAGTCCATCCTTTAACCGTGTCCGTTTCCCAAATCCTGAGAGCGAGCCAGACCACGGAAAGCAGTGCAGCAACATTGGGCAAGAGCTGGAAAAACGCGCCCACAGCCGCTCCAATGGACGCATAGTCCAGAAAGTGCTTGAATGAATCGCTCAGGCCGTCGTCGCTCATGCTAGAGTTCGATCCATGTGGTTAGCCGCTGTCATCGCAAAGCCTCTCGTATTCATGATCCTGCTGTATTGCTTCTGTCATCCCGGCAAGAGAGCCGTTCAAAAGTGGATGAAAGACGGCAAACTTAAGCGCCTATTGCTGACTCGCCTGAACTGACAGCGCCAGCGGCACCGCTGCCTGTCCTAGCCCTCGAACTCCCTGCAATGCCCGCGTCCCAATCGCGCTGGGGGCGTAGTTCGGGACCGCCAGCCGTTGACCTAACCCCGTCATTTGTGCGCCGCGTGCAGCCATACGGCCAACCGGGTACAGCATTGGAAGGGGATTGCCTGAAGCGCCCGACGCGATAAGGGAGCCGTACAGGTCGAGCGGGGATACCCCCGGCATACTTTCCGTGACTTCCTTGGCGACCTTGGGGAATGCCCGAGCGAACTTCGCAGCCGTCCTGAGTCCGCCAGTCAGCGGCTTCCCCCGCTTCAACTGACTGCCTAGCGCCGTCGCAACGACATTGCCGGTCGATTCGTTCAATGCGCTTTGGACTGAGTACGTCTTTGCAATCGTGGTGCGCGCCTTGTCGAAGGCCATTGCAAGGTCGCCCTGCCCGCCGTTTTTGAGGTTGCGCAGGATCAAGTCCTCAAGTGCGCCCGCTGCGTCGCGCTGCGCGCGGCCGAGGGCTTTCTTGGCCGGATCAGCCGCCGCTTGGAATGAGAGATTGCTTGACGCCTGCGCCCTCAAGTCCTTGAGATATTCCACCGCAGCCGATGCGGGAACCTTGTCCTGCTGTAGCGACTTGACCAGTTTCCCTATCTCTTCAGCCGCGCCCACCTTTGCATCTGGATAGGCTGCAAGGATCTCGTCTGACGACTTCACGAGCTGCTTAAGCTCGCTGGTGTAGGTTCCATCCGCCGCGATGTCGCCAAAGTTCTTGATCGCCTCATACACTTGACCGGCTGGCTTCCTGATCTCTTCCAGCGTTTGAATGGTCAGGGGAGCGTCATCCGCAAGGTCCAGCGACTCACGGACAAGGCGATTGGTTACGCCCATGTTCTTCATGGATGCCGCTTGAGCCGTCGTGATCTTTCCCGCCGCGCCTTCGATCATGCGGTTCGTCATGGTCGGATTGGTCGTGGTCGGGGGCACGACATAGCCCGCTGCCTGCGCTTCCTTCAGCGTGGCATCCCGCACAGCGTTCTGTGCCTTGTCCGCTACGGCTTTTGCCTCCCGAGCGACGAGACGATTGCTGACGCCCTGCGCGACCTTCTGCCCGACGTACTGAGCGCCCGCACCCAAGGCCCCACCAAGGCCCACATTCATCGCCCGCTCTGTTCCAGTCTCAGCAGGCTGGATCATCCCGGTAGCTGCGCCGATCAGGCCCGCGCCTGTCACTGTATTGGCCCCAGGAATCGCCATCGTTGGCGCAATCATCGCGGCAGTTCCAGCGAAGTTGCCGAGCTTGCCCATGCCGGTTTTCATCAGCGGAGCATCGTTCTGCCGGGAGTCAGCGACGCCCTGCCGTGCTGCTACTTGGTTCTCATTGCCCTGATAGGGAAGCCCATGCTGAGAGGCATAGGCGGATGCGTTCGCGTCAGCCAAGGGAGCGACGAGCTGCCCGATGCCGCGTCCGGTATCCACCACAGCCTTGCCGATGCCAGCTAGTCCACGGTCGAGCCATTGCGGGGTATTGATGCCGGTATCAAGTCCAGCGATGGACAGCCGCCCACCGCCTGCGGAGGGGTCTATGGGCTTCTCTACGGGCTTAGGGGCGCTGTACTGCGATTGGATATGGGCAAGGGCCTCGTCAGCCGTCCCGTCTCCGGTGACTTTGAAGGTCCGCCCATCCGGTGCAGTGATGCGATACGTCGGCATTACTCAGCTACCACTGACCACTTGCCGGTAGCGCCTGACGGGCCGGGGATCTTCTGCTGCGCGGCGGGAGACATTCCTGCCTCAAGCGAAGCCACGGCACGCTGCCGCGATTCCGTCTTTTGCTGAATGGTCTTTTCGTCGTCTCCCGGCTGCGGGAAGTAGGTCTTGAAGTACCGAGCGAATTCCGTCTCAGGAACAGCAGCGCCGGAATCGAGCCGCAACAGGCCCGTGATCCATTCCATTGCGGACTGTTTGTAGGCTTGATAGTCGGCAGGCGTAACCATGTTGCCGATGCCGGGGACCGCTGCCGCTGCCTGAGAGGCAAGTCCGCCCATGCCCGTTGGCATGTAGCCTGATTCGGCCATCTTGGCTTCAGCGCCACGCATACGGCCCGCCATCGAAACGGCCTTCTGTTCCTCGCCCGTGAGCTTTCCAGACGCAGCGCGATTCGCTACCGATGGATCGGCAGGCCCGCCCGGAATGAACTCAAGGCCACTACCATCTGCTTTCTGACGATAGCCTGATGGAATCGCGCCAAGGCCGCGCTGCCCCTGAGCCGCAGCCTGAAGCGCAAGCGATGCGCCTCTATAGCCCTGATTCGCGCCGAACTCCTTCTCCCATCGCTTTTGATCCAGTCCAGCCTGCGACTCCCTGAACGCCCTATTCGCTTCGTCGTTACTCCTGCGCTCCGCGTCAAGCTGCTGCTGCCGCTCCCACTCGGACTGATAGCGCGTGTCCTCTACGCCCTGACGTTCGACCTGTCGTGTGTCCGCTTGGTCGGTGCGCATGTTCTGGTACTGCTGCTGCATCCCGCCTTGCAGGTTTTCATTTGCGCCGCCGTAGCCTTGAGCGATGGACTGACCTAGACCAGCCCCGCGACCGGCTGAATTCATCATCCCAAGGCCCATCTGCAACATGGCCTGATTGCGCGCCTTGTTGATCTGGTCGGGTGTCATCTTGGCTGCAATGGTGGGGTCGATCTGGAACAGCCCCTGCTGCAACTTGCCGAGGCCGTTACCTAGTCCCACATTTGCACGGCGCATCATGTTGCCGAAGCCGCCCCCGAATCTCGGGTTAGGCACGGACATATTCGCGGCCTGCATGGAAAGCTGCGGGTCTAGGTTCTGCATTCGGGGATCTGCAATAGCCATTAGCTGAAGTACCCCATTCCAGCGCCAACCAGCCCGCCTATCGCGGTGCCCCACGGCCCGAACGTCGAGCCGGTAGCCGCGCCGCTCATTGCGCCACCCAATGCGCCAGCAGTCCTAGAGCTGCCCGACCGCGTTGGGGCCTGCGTGGTCTGAGTTCCACCCAATCCGCCAATGCCGTTCAGCATGGAGCCGTACCAGCTCAAGTTATTCATGGGCTGATCGCGCAGGTAGTTGAAGCGGTCCTGCTCTGCGGCAAGCTGGTCCTCTGCAAGCCCGCGCTGCCATGCGGCCTGCTGGAAGTTCGCCGTGTTCTGCTGGTTGCCGAGGTCGTAAATCGACGGACTGAGGCCCGCTGCGGTGAGGGCTTGTGAACCTGCCTGTCCTGACAACTGGCCGGCAAGGGAGCCGTAGTTCAGGAGGTCTGCGCGGTAACGGTCTGACAGGTTCGCGTTAGTCGAAGCCTGGTTGAAGTTGAGATTCGCCTGATCCAGTCCCAACCCGAAGCCCTGCATTCCACCTTGGGACACCTGCGCCGCTGCCTGCTGCTGTGCCTGCAACGCCCGCTGCCTTTCTCCCTCGCGTGCGTTCAGGATGTTGGACTGCATCTGTTCGCCCATCTTGGGCAGAACGGAGTTGAGGGACTTAATGCCCCCCGTCATGTTGTTGGTGAACGTCGCCCGCTCGTTCAGGCTCGGCATTACCTGTTCGTTGAACTGTTGGACGATCTTTTGATTCGCCGCGTTCGCGTTGGCGTCCACAGCCGAATAGTCAGGGGTTCCCGAGAGTGCCGACTGATACGCGCTGGTGGCATCCAATCCACCCGCCTTGCCGAACTGCGGGGCATAGTCTGCGGCATTGAACCCGCCAGACACCTGAGAAGGCCCGGTAAAGCCGCTGGTGAGCAGATTGGTCGCATTGGGGGCGAGAGTGCCTGCCATCGAGCCAAGCCCGGTCTGCCCCGTCAGCGTGTCTCCTACGCTGCCCGTCACCGCCCCATAATTGAGGTTGGGCTGCCCGCCGAAAACGGACTGGTTGTAGCTGTTCTGCTGGTTGAATGCCGCCTGTTCAGACGGCAAGGCCCCAACGGTCAGGGGGCCGTTGAAGTACGATGGCTGCTGATTGGAGACCTGCTGCGCCCGCTGGAACTGGTCAAGAAGATAGGGCTGTGCCCCGCCCCAAGGTTCGCTGACTTGTGTGGTCCGTCCGCTGCCGCTTCCGCCGCTCATTCAGCCGCCTCCACGTCACGGTCAGCGGGGAGGACTTAGCGCCCTCTAACCCGCTGGCAATGCGTTTCCATCCCGGCCTTGAATGGTGGATAGCGAAGGTGTCAGCGCCATGCTCTATTGCCCACTGTTCCATTTCTGGAAGCATCTCGTGGACAAGGACGCTCAAGAAGCCAAAATCCCCGCAAGAAGCAACGACATTGGCTACACTCCGATGGCTGTATTCTAACACCTCAACGCTTGCAAACCCAAAAACGCTACCCGCTTTGGTCGCAATGAATAGCTGCGCCCGCCCGTATAACAGGCCGGTCAGAATGTCGTCAGGATGCAGGAACGGATGGCGCTTACAGGCCCGCTCCGCATGGGGGAGGATGGCGGACCACAGGTCAACGACTAGGCTTGAGTGGACCTTGTTGATCACGTTAGCGCGCGGTGTCGGCTTGAATAAGCATCATACCAAAGAAGCACTGAAGCATTTGCAGACAGCGTGCGATTGGCTGCAAGCAGAAATCGAAAGCTCGCGCTCGATTCCGCCGCCTCAGACTTCAGCACGACAACCCCGGTCCCAACGTTAACGAGAAACCGCGCCTGATTGGGCGTCTTGACTCCCAATCCCGTCAGCGTGACCGTATTGGACGTAGACAGGCGGATGACGTTCCCGGCTGCGATCTTGTAATTAGCGCTCACCCCGGCAGTCAGTGACCCCTGGTTGGCGGGGGCGGTGAAGTACAGCACCGAAACCGCATCGTCCCGAGTAGACGCCCCAATGCGCCGAAACTCCCGCGACAGGTACTCAGGGAGCTGGGCAGGATCTGGCGGTACAGGTGACGGCTCGTAATTCATCGGTAGCCATCAGGCTCAAACTCAATCCCCATCCCGTGAAGTCGGAAGGTATTGCTGCCGGTGTATTCAAACTTGAGGTCAATCACCCGCGCAGAAACCCGACAGTCAATCTTGTAGTCCGTGCCCACTGTGAAGCGATACGGGCCGCTCCACGACGTTGTACCGTTCAGGACGGACCTAGCCCCCACGTAGAACGAAAGCACGTCTCCCGTCGTCCCAACGAGCTTTGGGAACAGCCGCTTTACCCGCTTCAATCCCTGCAAATCCTTGGTCAAGGACATGCCGGTACGCTCGGCATAGGCCGTCATCACGTTACCGGCGAAGTCCTCGCCCGTGTCCGTCTGGTACGCCTTCTTGTCAGACGCGGACAGGATCAGGATGCGCTGCATGAAGGCGTTGTAGGTTTCTTCGTCGAACGTACCCGATGCCCCGTCGAAGGTTCCTGAATCGCTGTCATACGTCACTGACGTACCAGGAATGATGCCGTGAGCGCCGTAGGTCTTTGCTCCACCCAGCTCTAGGACGTGGAACGTATCTTCAGCCCATGACCACACCAGCGCGAGGTTTGGCCAGTCATAGCCGGACTCGGGGAAGCATATCCACGCCTCACGGTTGCGGTAGTCCGCAGACACGAACGCCCGCTTGAAGCGGTTGGAATTGATGCGGTTGAACAGCCAGCGCCGTGTGCGCCTGTCTGCAATCGACTTGGCGCTATTCCCGTCGTGCAATACGAGGTCGCTGTCAGTCAGGACCAAGTGCTGCGAGCCGAAGGGAACCACGCAGTTTTCAGTGAGCAGGCCAACTTGAGAGAACACCTGCCGGAAGCTGAACACGTCGGGCATCCCGATATAGTCCGCAATCCACGTATGGAATTCCTTGTAGATAATCAGGGAATCCCTAAGCGGGGCCGCGTCAACGATGATGTCCCCGGTTTGTCCGAGTTCGTTGATACCCGCTTGGTTCGTGGGGTCCGCGTAGTCCCACGATTGCGGGAGCCGAGTTTGTGCCGCACGATCGCTCCATCGAATCTCACGCGGGTTGTAGTCTCCTGACGTGGTGTTTCGCATTGCAAAGATGAAGTCCTTGAAGGGACGCATGATCTTGCAAGTGACCGCCGTAGGCCACGCCGTCAGGGACGCGCAATCGTTGGCTAGAGAAGGGTTCCAGCTCTGCGGGATCGTTACCCCGTCATTTGCAATGATCTGCCCGTGGAACGCCCCGCCCGTCCAGCCTAGATCGTCGGTCGCCGCATAGCTCAGTGATGGGTGCGTGATGTTGGCGTGGGTGGTCCCGTCAGTTGCGTACAGCGCGGCATTGGACCCGTAGACCCAATAGTAATTGGTTCCATCTTGAATCGGGGTGGCCCAGATAGAGGTAGCAGACAGCTCACCAAGGGCTTGTACATAGCCCCTGCACTTCTCTGCGGAGCCGTCCCTATAGCGGACATTGCGCGAATCAGTCCACGCACCAGCAGGTAGGATCAGGTCAGGGACATCGGGAATCATCCCCGGCAAAGCGAGGTTGTCGATCTCGGTTTTCATGGGGTGATTGCAACCGCAGATGTACCGGAACCATCAAGGCCAAAGTAACTACTAGCCCACGTCCAGCTCGCCACGCCCGCGCCGTAAGCATACGAGGCTGAAGCACTCGTCTTGCTAACGCCTCCAACCGTAATTGTGCCGAAGTAACTCTTTCCGGGGTCTGCGCCGAATCCAGATAGAGCCAGCGTGCTGCTGCTCCCTACTTGATCGAAAATAACTGATACGGTGATTCCGCCTGGCAATGATGTGCTAGACATCCACCCCATATTTCCAGCCCAATACCCGATGTAGTCGTACACCCCATCAAAGTAGGAGCCTTCTGACATCGTGGCGTCTAGCAAAAGGTACTGGAACACCGTCCGCCACGTCCCGCCGTCATTCACATAGACTTGCTGGATCGTGCGCCATGTGCCGCCGTCGTTGACCGAGACTTGGTATGGGGTGCGCCACGTCCCGCCATCGTTGACGCTGATAGCGGCCACGGCCTACCACCTATACCAAAGGTCCCCGTCACTCCCTCCTGACGGAGCCGAGGTGGAGAGCGTCTTTGTTACGCCCGTCTTGCCGGTAATGTTGCGGGTGGTGAGGTAGGTCTCGACATAGGCCAGCGTGGCTTTCCGCAAGTACGAATCTGCTGCGGTACTCACTAGAAACGCGGCGATGTCTGGGTTTTCGTTATTTGCAGATGACTGGCTGAAATACGAGGCAAACAGGTGCCCGCTGCTATTTCTGAGTGCAACCGTTGATGCCGTAGCCGCCGCATCACCAGCCAATCCGCCCAGCGTCGTTGCGTTGCCTGCGATGGTTGCGTTCGTCGCAGTACCCGCAAGGGTCGCATAGCTCGCGCTATTCGCCGTCGCCGCAAGGGTCGCGTAGCTTGCCGATGAAGCCTGGCCAGCAAATGCCGCATAGCTCGCTGAGTTGGCATACAGGGCGAGTGAGGCGCTGTTGGCATAGCGCGAGTTGATCGCAGCGTTCGCCGTCGCCGTGCCGTCCCTGAGCTGGTTAAGCTGCAACTGCACAGAGGCAGACAGGTCAGCGTTAAACATGACCTGAGCCGCAGACAGAGATACAGCCGAATCAATCAGCGGGAACGTCCGCCGCAGACATGCCTTGATCAGCCGCAGGTGATCGTCGGCAGTCGAACGGGCGTCCCCGCCGTCAGGGTTTGTTGCGACTAAGTTCGCAACGTAGCTTGCAGTTTCAAGCGCGATGGCTGCAAAGCCTCAATTACGCGCTGGGATTGTTAATTTGACTTATTCCGAGCGCATTCCACTGAATCACAAGCTGCGTGACTTCCACGCCGGTGGTCTGCGTCGTTTCCGTGTCGAAGTAGCAAACCAGCCGCTGCCCGCCCGTCTGACGATACACAACCGCCCACTTGGCCTTCATCGTGGCAGCAGCCGACAGGGTGATGTCAGCAGCATCCCAAGTGACGTAAGAACCCGAAGTCTTGGCAACCGTCTGCGAGGCAAGCGTCTTATCCGTATAGCCGGATGACGTGATGACGTTTGCCGATACGTCAGCCGAGTAGACAGAATGGGACTTCGCGTTTGGCGTGTAGCCCTGTGAGATCAGGGAGACAACCAGCGTCATGCTGGCAAGATCGAGGTTCCCCTTCATGAGATCCTCAATCGCGTGCTGATAGAAAACAACCGAACCTGCGGCCATGACGACTCCAAGCGCAGAGCGCTAAAGGTTGAGCCGTCCGGCCAAACGCGGCTAGGGAAATTACGCCTAAATCATACCACAATCAGGACCAACTAAGGGCAGGCGGGGCGTCAACGTCTCTCCACACAAAGCCTACGTCAATGGTCGGCGCAAAGCCCTCAACGGTCAGCGCTGCGCTTTCCTCAAGGTCTATGGCAAGCGTCGTTTGCAGAGACGGGGCCAGCCCATTCACGGATGCTGACCCGACACCGATCACGGAGAAAATCAGGGTTGGAGCCCCGGTCAGCATAGACAGCGACGAGACGCCAGGAGAGACGGTCAGGATATTCCCGCCCTGCGTGACGTTCAGTGTCAGGTTGGAAATGCGCACCGCCCCGGTCGTCGGGGTTATCGTGTTGATGTAGATGATTGTCGGCGGAGTTTCCGGCGCGTCCGTGTAGTCCGGGGAAGCCGTGGGCGTCAGGGTGATCTGCCGCAGCTCGCTGGCAATCTGCCCAACCGTCGATAGCGTCGCCTTGTTTGGGGACAGGATCGTGTCTGAGGCAGGCGCAAGGAGCGACAGCGTAAGCGTAGCGGTTGCAGGCGTCCTGAATACGCTGGACGGCTCGACCGCAATTGGCACTTGTCCGGCAAACGATACCGACCCCACGCCGGGAGACACCACCCCCGGCGCACTGTCCAGATCGTAGTAGTACCGCCCTACCCCGCGTAGGTCGGAATACAGCCTAGCCATAGGTCGGGACTACTCGCCCGCAGGTGTAGTTGCTGTAAGAAATGCTGTCCTGTGCGAGGTAGAAAATAGCCTGCCCGTTTGCCAATGATCCTGGCGTGACAGACCACGAAATAGACCCGCTCGCGTTGGAAGTCTGTCCGTTTGCGGAATAGTCAGGGGCACCAATGGCCTGCCCGTTGTACCAGACTAGCAGCCTGATATTGGCCGCATTCGCCACTACCTGCCCACTTTCGTTTATCAGCGTGTCCTGAATTGCTACGAAGGTGTAGGCATTGGTCAGCGGAGCAAGGACATTGACCGTCAGGACAGCCTGCGCGGGAGTCTTTGTAACTGATCCGCTCGCCGCCGCTTTGTAAACAACGATGAAATGCGCAAAGCTGCTGCTGGTCGTCCAAGACCAGCCCATATCCACAGAGGCCGCGCCAGGTTCGCTACTGGTGCGGTGATAGACGGAGGATGCAGACTCCTGAGCTGACAACGGGGTTTGCCCGCCGTTAGCGGTGATTCCAGTAGGACCGCCGCGAATCATCAGCGAGTCAATTACGAGATCGTCAACCGCTGCCGCTGCTGCCGTCGTAGAGGTCAATACAGCCGTGCCGATGGCTGTCTGCGTGTCTCCTACCGGGGTCGTCTGGTCAACGCCAGACAGCACGTTGCAGGTGATCTGGTAGTTAGCAGGCGCAGCACTGAAAGTGGGGACTACGTTAGCCGTCGTCTGGTCAGGCGCAACCAGCCGGAAACGCGCATTAGAGCCACCCGAGGCCGTAACCGTGCTGCCGATCTGCGTACAGGCAACGCTGTTAAACGTGACACCGGAAATGGTCTGCCCGGTATTGGCTCGCCACGTTACGGTGATGTCTAAGCAGTCGCCGCCCGTTGCATTGGTTGATAGAGACGCATCAGCCGTCTGTGCTGTTCTTACTACCGCGACGGCCATTTAGAAGCGCCTCCCGATGCTGTCCGACTGGTCTGCCGTGATGTAGCAGCCCTGATTGATTGCGGCGCTGCTAGACCCACCCAGCAAGCTCAGATAGTCCGTGCCGAGCTGGTCATACGTGCGGCGGAAGTCATTGTTCGCAGCGTCGAAGAAGCCGGGGTCTGACTCCTGACCGTTTACGTCAATGCTGTAAGGCGCGGCCTGTACGGTCGCCAGTGACCTTGATCCGCTATCCAGCATTGCCGCCGTGTTGGAGTAATGCCGGTTTCTGTCTATGTCCACCGCTGCGGCATAGCTCGACCAGCCGCCGCCGTCCTCCGGGTAGTAGGGATAGACAGAGCTGCTCCAGATGTTGTTTCTGACGGCCCATAGCGGGCTGTGAGTGTGGTTGTTGAAGAAGATCCCCCAATTGCCCATACGAGCAACAGTGTTATTCGCAACCACTACGCCAGTCTGTGCCGTACCGATATAGTTGGTGCGCATGAAAGCGTAGCTGTCTCTAACTAGGTTTTGATACCACCAGCTCGCACTGGCAAGCGTCGTCCCGGTCGTGTGGATGTACTGGAAAAGAGCGCCGTTTGTGCCGTAGATATTGCGGATGTGGTTGTGGTGATACCTGTTGCCAAGGTTCTGCTGGCCTGTCTCACCCTTCTCGAAAATTCCCTGTCCGCGAATTCCATCAATGTCGTTATGGTGGAAATCCAATCCCTGAGCGGAGTAATGCTCAACGGCTGACCATATCTGCGTCCCTGACGCGGAGCCGATATTCTGAATGATCCCGTCTGCCCATTCGCAATCGTCCGTCTCTTGATGCCATACGGCCCCGTAGTTGTTCGACGGCACACTGATTGCACCAGCCGACTCACCATCAAGGCGCAGGCGAATTCCCTTGATGCGGTTGCTGTTCCAGACGGAATACATGAACACTTCGCTGCTAGTGCCAGCGGACCCCGCCCAAGTAGGGATATTGAATCCATCAAAGTAGATGTCAGTTAGGCCAGAGCCTGGAACGCCAACGCCAATGATCGACCCCATTCCGCCGATCCTGCGAATGCTGGTGTAGTTGGCTGAGGATTCGGTACGGCTCCCCGCCTTGTACCGAGCGCGATGAATGACAGGCTGACCCGATGCGCCGCTATACAGGGGGCGGAAGTACGGAGGGCGGAAATTGCTTGCGCGAGCGTCTGTATAGTCGAGATTGCCGGGAAGCCACTCGAATATGACCCGCTGGCCGTTCGGGTTGACCGCAGTCCCGCCTGACCCGTTGACCAGCAACACCTGCGACGGCTGGAACGGCGACGCTTCTGATCCCGTCCCGTCCGTCACTCGCGCAGGGTCAACGATGAAATCCGCTGCCAGCGCATCCCACGAATACGAGAAGGCCGAGCTTGTATCCCCTGAAACAGTAGGGAACCGACCCGCTTGGGCCAGTGCGCCCAGCAGGGGGTTGAGCGTTGACGAGAATCCGCGACGCCTGAAGCCTAGCACTTCAAACTCCGTTGGAGGATTGGTGCGCGGCATGTCAATCCCGCCCGATTAAGCGCCGCAGCCACGCTATCAGGCGACCGAAAAACCCGTGGGGGCTTTCGGCTCCTTTGGCTGGACTTCAAAGGGCACCACGTTGGACCATGCCGACACCTGATTGTCTGAACTCACGGCCCGCCCAGCTGCATACCACTGGCCGAACGCAAAGCCCGCCAGGGCAATGTCTCCCGTCTGCCTGCCATCTGCGTCAGGGGTAAAGTCAACGTCTGCCACAAGCCGCGAGAATGGGCCTGCCGCAGCCTGTGAGAATCCGTACTCGTAGCGCGCAATCCCGCCCGCTGGAATGGGCGAGTTATCGACGTACTGCGTCGGCGCAAGGAACGAAACGACACGGGGATTGATTGGGCCTGCCATGTTGGAACCTCAGATAAAGGATTGGATCTTGCCGCTAGACTGCTCACGCGCAGCCGCAGACTCGAATTCAGGGGCGATTTCATCAATGCACTGACGGCGCATCATCGTGCCCTTGGCGAACGATTCAGGACCGTCGATGTAAAGAACATACAGTTCTGCCATCGCGTGCTTGCGGATCAGTTCTTCGCACTCGTCCACCCAGGCATTCGTCTCGCCATCGGATGCGGAGATAGAGACGTTCTTAAGCTCGTATTGGAAGCTCATCACGAGCGTGTACGAGCGGTCAGGGACGGGGTAGAACCGCAGACGGCGGTTATGGATGGCGAACTTCATCGGCTCGCCTTCGGTGTTTGAGTCGGTGTTGTTGTCCTCTATCCAGTCAAAAGTGACTTCATCGAGCGGACGCCTGTAAGTGTCCGTCTCAAGGCGCAGGTGATCGACTTCAACCCAATCGGTAGGAAGCGCAACGTACTCATTGCCGGAGGTCAGAACCGCCGTGGCTTGCTTGATGTTGAAGCCAAGGCGACGGCTCTTGTAGAACTTGATGGCGTCGCAAATCGCGCGCTTGATGCGCGGATCGAAGTCAGTACCGCGATTTAGGTCCTCGCGGATTCGGCTTACCATCGTCCCGAGATCGCTCATGCAAACCCTCCACAGGAGGGCGCGAATCCCGGCCAAGGTCTGCGCCACAGGTCGGACACCGACCCTTGGTTGATTTTACCTTATTTGCCACTTCTAAGGCAGCGGCTTGGGAGAACTGCCTACGCCGCATAGTTCCGCCAGATGTCATCGTGGGGCGCTCCATCCCAATCCGGGAACCACGGCCCGCCCAAGGTGAAATGGGCCAACTTGGGGTTTGCAGGCTTGTCTTCGACGTTCACCAGCCAGTTCCATTCTGCCGGTAAATCGCCTATCTCGCTGTCCGCCAGCCAATAGAACCGATGCAGGTCCAGCCCCTTGCGCTCCTGTACGTCAACCAGCGACAGCCGCTTATTAGCCGGGTGGTCGCAGTTCCACAGGATCACGCTGGACCAGTTCTTTCTGGAGTATTGCGACTGTGGAACGCCGTCCATCTTCTTGTCCTGCGTGTGTAGCCCCTCCTTGTGCTTTACCACCTGGACCGCACAGGACGGGTCAGCCGCCTGCAACAGCTCGGCCACGTCGCCCATGAACACCATGTCGCAGTCTGCGAACAGCGCCCAGCCGCTTTGAGCCAGCATGGGGACCAAGAAGCGCGAGATAGCGAATTCAGTCGATGCCGCCGCATTGCTGAGAATGTCGTACTTCTGGAATCTGTCATCCGTTGGGCGGCGCAATAGGCCACATTCCGCAAGGCGCGTGATGTTGAGCGGGATCACGTCAACCGGGATGGATGCGTGCTTGAGCAGGCTTTCCTTTGCCACCCGATAGGCTTCCGGCTCCCGGTGGTCATAGCCCAAGTAAACCTTGAGAATCATGCAGCCTCCTTACGAACAAGCCCGAGACGTTCCGCATAGCCCTGCATCAATCCGCGAGAACCGCCCTTGAAATGAAGCAGGCGGATACCCGTCAGGTTGTCGTCTTGACCTTTCGGGGTGTAGTTGTAGAGGTCGCAGGGGATCTTGTGGACGGTGAGCGAGTTGCCATGCTGGGTGAGCATCCACGGTATGGTCCGCGTGTCTGTAGCGCAGCCATGCTCAGGCGCAGGGCCAGCGAGTTCGGCCAGTGCAAGCTGGTTGCCGTACCAGAGCTGGTGCCGCTGGTGCATCACACGGATGCGCTCACGAAGCCAGATGAACGCCTCCGCAGTCCTCTGGCTAAAGTTCGCCACCATGACGCCGTAGTTGTAGGGCATCTGCTGTGCAATCCCTTCCACCTTATCGCCGTCCTCATCAATCCCAACATGGTCTCGCCATGTCACTGTCAGGTCTCCGGTATGGGGAAGCTGTCCTAGCAGGATCGTGTCCGAGTCAATGAACACAATCGGTTGCTCTGGGTTGGCCGTGAACAAGGCAGATACCTGCGCCTCAAGGTTCGCCAGCATGATCGGCATACCCGGAGGGATATGGAATACAGCGCCGTCCAGCTTCCATTGCGGGGCGGGTTCGTCGGTCCAGATGTGAACTTGAGCCTTCTTGTCCACCTTTCTGACGCTGGCAATGGAAACCTCCGCCAGTGCTGCGTGCTTCTGGCCCCTGACGAAATAGACGTAAGTGGTCATGCCTTTGCTCCATAGACTTCAGGGACCAAGGGAATGTCTACCCATGTGTGATCGGCGCTTTCCTCAAGCCTCACATAAACCTGCTGGATGTACCGTCCTTTGCGGTCCACATACCGCTTGCCGATTTGCAGGGACAACGCGATGGCTTCGGCGGGGTCTTTCTTCTTGATCGACAGGGTGGGTCTGCTCATGGCTTCACTACGAACCAGACTGAATCTGGCCCGACTCCTACTTGCATCAGGTTGAACGACTCAGCGACAGCACGCTCGACACCGGGCCACTTATGGTTGAAGTCGTGGCCGGCGAGGATTCCGCCGCTCCTGACCTTCGGCCACCATAGTTCGATGTCCTGCTTGACGTGTTCGTAGTCGTGCAGGGCGTCGATGAACACGATATCTGCGTCGCTCTTGTGAATCGTGGCAGCTTCTTCTGAGGTCATGCGCCACATAGCGCAACGATCCTTGTTCTCGCCTACGTTGGCCCAGAACTCGGCTTCAATCTTGCTGAAGTCCCACTCCTTGTAGGTCTCCTTTGTGGGATCGTGCGTCGCGTCCTGAGTCATCCAAGGGTCAATCGCAACCACTTGCGAGTCGGGCACGTTCTTGAGGATGAAGCCGGTAGTTCTGCCCTCTTTGCAACCCACCTCTACAAAGGTCTTGTAGCCCTGTTCGTTCATCAGGCTTGCAAGGAAGTCCCACCGCCTGGGGGCGTCAATCAGCCCGCTGTGGCCGTTCATGTTCATTTCAGCCCCCTAATGTCCTCGATGACCTTGACCAGCACGTCGTCCCAATTGTCATCGCCCCGGTAGAGCTTCACCTTGTCATCGGGATACCAATACCAGCGCTCATCGTTCCACACGGGCGCATACCGCCACGCGCAGCGCTTCGGGGTCATCACGCGAGTAGGGACGCCCATTGCTGCCGACAGGTGGGCCGCAGACTGGCAGACGGTCACGGTCATGTCGCAGGCCGCAATCAATGCCGCTGTGTGGTTGAAGTCCCAGTGTTGGACTATTGAGGGGAACCAACGGTAGCGGTCCGCCCCGTACTTCTCGCTCACGTACTCCGTGAATCCCATCATGTCGTCGTAGTCGATGGAGACGAACAGGCAGTCCGTGCTTTCAAACAGCTTGTCCGCGTCGGGGATACGGAATGTCCTGTAGGTGCGAGCGGTCTGCATCACGCCGCCCCGAGTAGCGAGCGCCACAATGGGCCGTCCGTTTGCGATGACCTCCAATTGGGCGCGATAGGAGGCGACTTCTTCAGGGTCCGGCTTGTACTGGTTGCCCCACCGCTTGTGAGCCTCTAGGAAGCTCTCAGGCGTCCTGCGGTAACGTGCGGCGAGGTCGAGCAACGGGCACTTGTAGTCTGCTTTGATGCCGTCAGAGATAGGCCAGCCGATATGCTCGTCTTTGCGGGTGGGATACAGCCGCAGTTCAGGGAATGCCGTCCTGTGTAACCACTCAAGGCGGGGGTGACACTCGAAAATCACTTCATCGAATTCGGCCATTGCGTCCCGAATACAGGTCGCGGCCATGATCTCGTCGCCTATTCCCTGCTCGCCCCACACGACAAGCGTCTTTCCCTTGCCTTCGTGGTGTGACTGCAAGACTTCCGGTTCTGGTGCGCCCTCGTACCCATACGTCCGCATGAGGCGTTCTGCGCCCAAGCCCCTGCGATACAGGTCGAAGCCTTCACCAAAGCGTCCCGCCTCAAGGTACAGAAGCGAAAGGTTCCATGTGGAACCACGCTCGGGATTCTCCCCGCCCAATTCGACAGCGCGTTCAAGGTAGGGAATGCCCAATTCAGGACAGCCCTCGTTAACGTACATGGAGCCGAGGTTGACTAGTGCGGGCTGATAGTCGGGATTACGTTCCAGCGCCGCCTTAAGGACCTGTAGGCCCTTCTCATGCTGGTTGAGCTTGCGGTATGCGGCCCCGAGGTTTGCCAGTACCAGCGCGTTCTGGTCGAGCGCTACGCAGCGTTCAAACGCAGCAACAGCGGGAGCCGCCCTTCCCGTCTGGAAGAACAGATTGCCCGCGTAGAACCAAAGTTGAGGGAGGTCCGAGAACTGATCCAGCGCAGGCCATAGCATGGTCTCTACGCGCTTGAAGTCGTTGGCCTTGAAAGCCTTGTCGATCTCTGCGCAAACCTGCGCAATGCCCACTTCTTGCATACTTGCTCCAGTGAAAACCCCTCCCGGCCCCGGCCAGGAGGGGCTGATTACTTAAGGCGTCTGACCGGGCAGCTTGTAGTACACCACCAAGTCACCGACGTGGCCGATGGAGCAGCCCGCCGTCGCAACCATCGTGATGTACTCGTAAAGCACGCGAGCATCGTCAGCCAGGCTGATCTGCTGTGCCGTGCCCAGCTTGCGCGTGGTGCGGCTATTTGCAGGGGCCAGCGAGAACGAAGCCGAAGCAAAGAACAGCTCCTGCGATGCGCTGGTGCCGAACTTGGCCACAAACGTGCCGCCAGAAGCCGCGCCGGGATAGAACACCGCATCAAGCGGAATAGCGCCCTGCGGAATCTTGCCGATGCGGTGAATATCGCCAGACGACCACGAAGCAGAAAGGCTGATCTTGCAAACCAGCACGTTCTGGCCGACATGGACCGCTTCCGGCTGTGCGCCAGCGGCCCCCAATCCAACATCTACGGTTGCCATGTGTGTATCTCCTTAGACCGAAGCCGTGGCCCAAGTGGGGACAACCACAGTGCCGTAGTCGGAACCATCGAACCGGGTTTTGACCATGCCCGCCTGACAGCCCGCCGCGACGCCCAATTGGTTGTCGTAGTCGAACAGCTCTTCCTTCCACGAGAAGGTGTTTTTGCCGTAGCCACGACCGAACGCAATCGACGCCGCCTGCGCGCCGCACAGCACCGCACGCTTGACGCTGGTGTTGTTCGGGCTGGTAGGAACACGAACCGACTCGTGAAGAACAACGTTGTTGTAGACGCCCAGAGCGCCAGTGAAGATCGGGTTATCATCAACCTGACCGCCGCTGATTGCCGCCTTCTGGATGTCCGCCCACTGGCCCGTCGCCGTGTTCGTCCGCAGGCTCGTCACCTGATACGGATGCAGGAACATCGCGTAGTAGGACTTGCCACCGATCTTGATCGGACGGAGTGCGTTCTTGGCAAGCTTCGCCTTCTCAATCGCGGTATCAATGAACGTGAGGTTCATCTTTGCGACCGAGGTATTCGACAGCGAGCCTTCACCGCCTGCCAGCGTTGCACCCAGAACGCCCGAGTTACCGAACGTCACATGGTCGAGGTCGGGCGCGTTGACGGTGTTGAAGCCGTTGTAACGACCATCGGCCTGCGCGGTATTGCCAGTGAGCTGCGTGAAGAACCACGAGTCGATGCGGTCAGCCCACCAGTCTGCGAGGCCGTCCATCGCTTCAGTACGCACCGAGAACGGCACGCGCTGCTCGCTCATCTTGCCACGAGACCTGACAGCGTGACGGAGCTGGTCAATCAGCACGTCCTGATAGAACGTCTCAAGGCTTTCCTCGTTGCCTTCCAGCGTGTTGTCACCCTGGACACCATCGCCGCGAAGCTGCGAGCGGATGCCGACGCGAATCCGGTCGCCGCCGTCCGAAGTCGTGAGATCCGTCTTGATCGTGACCAGCGAATCCTTGCCCTTGCCCATGAACTGAAGGGCGTAGGTCTTTTTCAGGGCTTCCGCCATCAGGTCGGAAGACCACTTCTTTACCGCAAGGGGGTGATTTACCCCGTATTCTGTTGCTGCCATGTTGGCTACATCCTCAAGATTGCGTTACGCACACGCACACCCCGGCAGGTGGACTGTTTTGCTTCGTTGGTAAACGTCGAAGCTACGCAACACTCTTTGAGGTAGAGCGCACCGTCTTGCGACAGCGACCGTGCAGTTTGTAACCCGGATACAGCCGGTAGACGCCCTGCTTAAGGTGAGGGCGCAACCTTGACTGACATTTTACCTCAGTCCATCAAACGAACAAAATCAAGCGCGGCGCTTGAACATCGACGTAAACGCCTGCGTGAACTCATCGGGCTGATCTGCTTCCGGCGCATCCCCGCCGCCACTGGTGCCAAGCGTCTTGTCAGGCGATAGCTGGGGCGTCTTGGGAACGTCAGGCAGTACAGGGGGCGCTGCTTTCCTCTGGTATCCACGCGCAGCAGCCAGCTTGTAGGCGTACTCATGGGGGTTACGTCCCTGCCGCATGAGCTGATTGGCAAGCCCAAGCTCTTCCTGCCTGATCTGCTGTGCTACCTGATCTTCCGTGATGTCGGGAACCAGAATCTTCAGTTCCATCGCCCGAGCGTTGCGGATGTGGTTCAGCGCGTCGTAGTAGTCGGGGGTTGACTGGACAAACGTGCCTTCAGTCGCAGCAAGATCGGTCATAAACCGATTCATCTGAGTCTCAGCCTGGACCTGTTCCGCAGTCTTGCCGACCGTCTCAACCTGCTTGCCGGTCTCTTCCAGCTTGCTGATAACGTCCTTTACGCGGTGGTCCACGTATCCCTTGGGGTCCTGAACGAAATCAGGCTCGGGATCGGGAGCCTTGGGCGGATTCCTGAGCGCTTCGAGCTGATCCTGTAGCGCCTTGAGCTGCGCCTTGGTGTTTTCAGCGTCTTCCTTCCACTTGCGGCGCTCTTCGAGGTGCGCGGCCAGCGGAACGTGCTGCTTTTCCTGTGGCTCGGGCTTCGGCTCCGGCTTGGCTTCCTCAACCTTGGGCGCTTCGGCCTTTACTTCGGGTTCTGGTGCGGCCTCCGGTTCGACAGGCGCATCCTCAGGGGCTTCCACAACCTCATCCAGTCCTTCCAATACGTTGCTCATGCTCAATCCTCCGGCCTTATGCTGCTAACAGGGCAATAATCGCCTCTTCCTCTCGCCGCTTTGCCCGTCTGCGGCGGTAGGCTTCAAGTTTCTGTGATGCGTCCGCAATCTCACGGTTGACGCGGTTGATTTCTGCGCCCATGTCGCTGTCAGGAATCGCCACCACATTAAGCGCGGGCGGATTCTCGGGCAGCGAGGGCGTGACAAGCGGTATCTCTGGTAGCTTCGGCTCGTCGTACCAGTATTTCGTGCGACGGTTGCGGTACTTCGCGCTCTTGCCGGTCGCTTCCAGCTCGATCCACGGGATGGAGCCAGACGCGCCCAGGATTGCGGTATCCGGCGTAATGGTCGCTTCTGTGACGCCCCCTGTAGTGATGGCGGGGGCAGGACCAAGCAGTGCCACGGCCCCAATAGTCGGGGAAATGATGGCCTCTGCTGCAAGGGATGCAATGTAGCCAGCAAAGGCAAGCGTGCTTGTGTTTGGCAGCAGGACAGCCAGGGTTTGCTGCGTGACTGACAGCCCGTTGACCGTGAGCGTCGCAAGCGTCGGGGATACCGTCGCCTCAACAGTGTCAGCAGCAGCGGATAGCGTTGGATCGCGCAGGACTATCGTGCTAGGCGTCGAATCCAGCCCATACAGCGTGATCGTAGTAGTTACTACGGACGCAACAGGCAATGCCCGAAGCACGATCGTTGACGGGGTAACGTCCCCGCCATAGAGCGTGATTATCCGCTGATCGGCCACTAGGTTCCGTCTACGTTCGTTGAGGTCAGGGTGTTTACCGTGGTCCCGGCAATGTCCGGGCTTCCAGGCTTGTAGGCCACTAGGTAGTGCGCAACACCCGGCAGGGTCTCAGTGCCTAGAACATACGTGCCGTCAAGGTTTGACTGCACTTCGCCCACGTAAGCATCGGTAGAGGTCACGAACCCTTGAACCAATGCCCCGGCTACAGGTGATCCAACAGAGTCTTGAACCGTGCCACGGAGAAACCGCTTGCTCTGTGTTCCTTCACCGTCGCAGCTATACGGCTCGAACAGATCCTTCATCGACAGGTCGCCCCAGCTTGCGCCATCGCTGCCAATCGGAGCGCCGCCGCTTACCCGGCAGCCGAATGACCACAGCGAATACCACAGATTCTTGTCCCGCCACGTTTTCGGCGCACGGGCCTGCCAAGACCACCGCGGTTCAGCCCAGCGCTCGACGAGCGCTGGCTGCAAGGTCCCGGGCTGGGCACTGAAGCCGCCGCCCGTTGCGCCGGCAGTCCCGAACCGAAGCTGGACGCCCATCTACATCGCGTCCGCAAGCTGGTGCCGTGCCGCAAGAAGTTGCTTCTCTTCCGGTGTTCCGACCAGCGCCGTGTCGTGAGCAGGAATGATTGCCGCCTCGCCGTGCGTGATCTTCCGGCGCGCATTAGAGTTCAGGAGGGTCTGCCGAGCGCTGTCCAGCATTGCCAGCGCATAGTTCAGGTCGGTGATTGACCCCGCGACCGACATGACTCCGCTGCGGTAGCACTTGATCTGCAGCGTCGAGACTACGGTATCCCCGTGCAGATCATCCAGTCTGTGCCGCTTCATCACTCGTCTACCACGGCATGAATGTCGACCACGGCACTGTTGGCCGTGATGTTCCACGCCACGATGGCCTGACCGCCTGCCGGCAGCACGATGCCCCGCGGGAAGGTGTACACCACAGCGGCTCCGATCAAGGCCGCGAGAGAGAAGCGTCTGAAGAACTGAGTCGGGACCGTTGGCGCTGTACCGAAGGCGACTGCGCCCTGAGTCAGTCCAGCCGGCCTACCCTCGTCTTCAGCAAGGAACGCAACGCCGCCAGTCAGCGTCGGGGTATTGGCTGATCTGCCAAGCCCAACCACGCAGGCCGTAGCAGCGCCGTTGAAGTAGCCCCACTCCATTAGCGCCGCCTCGTTGGTGGCTGGAGACAAGAAGCCATGCGATGCAGCCGCAATCGTCGTGACCGTGGTTCGCTGCGCCAGTGAATAAATAGCCATTACTCGCCTACCTCTGTCATATCGCCATTATCGTCGCGCTTGACCTTGAACCTCTTGGGCTTGCCAAGCTGGGAGATTGCAGCCGTCATGCCTGAAATTGCAGCGGCAAGGGTCGCGTCGGACTTCTCGCTGCGCTGCGATTCCTTCGCCGTGCTTTCAGCCTGCTGGCTCGCTGCCTGTTCCTGCTGCTTGCGCTCATTGGCCAGCCGCTCGGTCTCAAGGCGCGCATCAAAGGCCGCTTGCATCGCTGCAATGCGCTCTGCGCTGTCAATCTTCATCTGCTCGATCATCAAGGCCGTGTCTGCGTCCTTGTTGGCCTTCATCGTGGCAATGCGGGCGTCCAGTTCAGCCTGCATATTTGCGACCTGCTCTTTCATCAGCAGTTCAGCCGCCTTAGCCTGAGCCGTCATCTGCGCCTTGATCTGCTCACCGTTGCCGGGATTGGCCAAGCCCGCCATGATCTCTTGCGCCTTCGCCTGGTTAAGTGTTGCCTGAGATTCCTTGTCCTTCGCATCGGCAAACTTGCCCTGAAGGTCGGCCATCACAGCGGCCTCTTGGGCCTGCTGCTTCTGCGGGTCAGGCTTAAGCGCCTGCTTCCACTTCTGCGCGAGGTCGGTCGGCAGCGGGGAGTAATCCAGCACTTCAGGCGGGATCTGCATACCAGCCTGCAACAGTTGCGGGATCATTTTCTCAAGCACCATCCACACCCGCTCCTTCATGTTCACGGACGTAGGCGCTTCGTCCACGATCACGTCAAACTTGAAGGACAGGGAATTCTTGATTAGCGGCACGTACTGCTTGCTCTGCTCGCCATTGACCATGACCAGCGTGCCTTCTGGTACGTAGTCGATCACGTAGCGGGCCTGCATCTTGCCCATCGAGCGGTAATAGCGCCGCATTGCGTCAAACGCCCATGCAATGATCGCCATTGCGGACTGCTTGCGCTGCGCCTCAACCACACCCGCTTGCACCCGGTCAGCGAGGCCCATCAGCTCGACGTTAAGCCCAGAGGTCTGGGGCAGTGCGTTGAGAGTGAACTCCATCAGGCGGTCCAAGCCCTGCGGATAGGTGGCAGGCGGCTTCGGGATCACCTTCCCGTCCTGTACCGCGCCCTTCTTCATCCACGTGATCGCGTTGGGGTTGGCCCACTCGCTCTCAGCCTTACGCGCATCCTTGAATGCGTCCTCTTCAGCCATGATGCCGCCCTTGGCATTGCTCATCATGCTGTAGAGGATCGTGCTGAAAAACTTATTCAGCCACTTCTGCGGGTCAATGATCGAGCGCCCAATCCCGAACCACACGTTTTTGTTGCGGTCGCGCTTGCCAGTGATGGCGTGGTAGGTAAAGCCGCCCTGGTAGGGGCTTAGGCCGTACTCACCCACTCGCCCATTGGCGATAAAGGCGCGGTAATAGACCTTCTTCTTGATCTGCTGAAGCTGGAAGCGCTGGCCGTTCTGGACTGCCAACTGGAAAAAGGGCTGGTAAGCCTTGTATTCCTCTTCAGTCAGTTCCTTTTCACCAAGAGCGGGATGGTTCAGCAGGTAGCGAGTTTCGCGCTTCCAGAACTGATAGTCCGCAACCGGGCATTTGCCCTTCTTGGGATAAGCCGAGGATGATCCCGGCCCCTTGTCGTAGTCCTGGGGGGACTCGATAACCTCAATCTCCCCGTCGTCATCGTCCAGACTGACCATTTCACGGTCAGGAGCATAGCCCGTATCCTCACCGAACATGGCCTCATACTCGTCGTGGTCCATGTTCTTGATGCGGATGACGTACCGGGCGTCCTCAAGGTTGCGCTTGCGGGCTGCCGGGTCGGGATACATCTCCATGTTGTCCACGCGCTGACCAGCGGGGACGCCTGACGGCTCAAGATCCTTGTCTAAGTACCCCTCCATCCAGCCGAGGCCGGTCAGGATGCAGTCATAGAACGCATCCGTCTCTTCGTCCTCCTGGTCGCACAGGTCGCGGCCCCACTTGACGGAGCCGGTCAGCAGTTCATTGGCCTGAGCGTCGCCCTGTTCACGGGGATAGAAGCGGATCTCTTGCCGGTTGTTGATCTGAAGGCCCTGAACGGCATCAAGGTACTTGCCCGAGACGTTAAACGTCACCATCGGGCGCAGTTCTTCCTTCATGCGCGATTCGTCTTCAGCCTCCCACTGACGACCTGCCACGAGGTCGTACATCATCCTGGCTTCGGTGCGCCACTCGGACCAATGGGATTTGGCGTGCTTGAAACGAGAGTTAAACTCGTCAAGGACTTCCTCCCGCTGTTCGTCGGGAGTTTCGTTTTCTGTGTCTTGCGGTTCCCCGGCCTGTCCCGAATCGGGAAGGGATGACGCCATACCGCGATTATACATCATGCGCCCATCCAACTACCTGCCCGCCTTGACTTCCTCGAATACCTGTCGTCCTTGTGTTCCTCGACTTCAGGCTCTGGGAATTCCAAGCCCTCCATGTCAAACACCCTCGCAATCACGTCCAGCCCGTCATCGTGGACAGGCACAGGCCACGGCAAGAACTCCTGCTCGATAAGCTGAAGCACCAGCTCTTCTACCTTGCCCTCGTAGTTGGTGCGGAATATCACTTCAGGCAACCACAGGTCGCCCGCCGAACAGACGGGGATAAGCCGGTTGATCCGGTCCACCTTGGACAGCTTGCCCGCCACTTCCTCGATGTCGAAGTGGTAGGGGGGGTTATCCATCTTGGTCTGGATGTGCTGAATGTCGCTGTCCTTGCCGTACTGCTCATAACCGACGCGGTGGGGCTTCCACTTACGATGCAGCCTGAATAGCTCTGCCGTGCGCTCTACCAGCGTCAGGCGGTCTCTCAGGTAGTCCAGCAGGTAATACTTGCGGTCCTCGCCCAGCCCAATCACAGCCATCGTCGTGTAGTCGCTGGTTTTCTTCTTGGCGTTGGCTGGATCGCACAGCAGCACGCGGGTCATAGGACGCCAGTTGATTGCGTTCTGGTCAAAGCGGTGGTCGAGCCATTCGCGCTTGAAGCTCTGCTTGCTGTCTACCGTGGGATTAAGCAGCAGTTGGGCGCTGGCCGTGTATGGCCCCATGTCCCGGATCTTGTCGGCTAACTGCTTCTCTGTCAGCAGGACGGGCTTGCCCTTCAGGGTGCCGTCATCGGTGGCCGGGTGAAGCCGTGGGGCCGCTGCGCCGCGCTCCATGATGGAGCGATAGGTGTCCGCAAAGTGCCAGCGGGTGCCAATCATGCGCTTGCGGGGTTCTGAGTCACCCAGGTTAAGGCTCTGCTCCCACGCCTCCGTGGTCTTTTGGATCATCTCGGGGGACGTGACCGAATCCCGCGTTACCACGTCGTCATAGATCAGCACGTTGAAGTGCTTGCCCGTGGGCTGGCCGTCGATCAGCCCCCACGCCTCGACTGTGGCCTCCTTGGGGTTGGAGCGGCGTCTAAACACCAGCCCGTTGTCCTCAGACCAGCGGGGCGACTCACGGTCAGGCCGCTCGTACATCACGTCAGGGAACAATTCCCGAAGCGGCTCGTTCTGCTCGCACTCGGTCTTGATCTGCCGCAGGAACGCTTTGGCAATTGGCCGTGTGTGGCTGAATATCCCAAACGTAGGCTCCATGCCCTTCCACTCAGGCAAGGGGTCATCCCCGTGACTGGCAAGGATGTCCTGAAGCGTCTTGGCGAAGGTGATGATGCTGGACTTGCGATGGTCTCGCGCCCACAGGTCTAGGCAGCCGTCAGGTCTGTCCTGGATCTCCTTGCACCTCGCGTACAACCACGGGTGATCCATGTCCTTCCGGTTCAGGGCGAATCTCAGGAAGAACCACAGGTCCGTCCGCAGCCAGTAGCGGAGTGACTCCCTCAGTTCGGAATCGCTCAAGTCGCGCCAGCCATCCACGAACTCTTGGTATATCGGTGGGAGCCACGCCGGGAGTATCAACCTGGATTGGGTCAGCGTTTTCAAGCTGCTGCACCTTGGCGAGCTGCTGAAGTCCCCACATCATCGAGGTGTAGGTGTCCTTCTTGATCTTGCCGCGTTTGAAGGCCATGTGAGTAATGGCCATTTCCCGTCGCGTCTCGTGGAGCTTGGCAAGTTCCGAAGGGGCACGCGCCCCCCCTAGCTTGGCGGTAAGGTCTTGCGACGCTTGGGGCTGGTCGTCGTCGCCATCGTAGATTTCTGGTGACGCGCTCATGAATTTTGGGGCCGATCATGCGGGGGAGCGGATGGAGCAACCTCCGCCCCTGGCCGGGGTCCCGCATATGACCCAACGCGATTATACCACGGCAATTGATTTCACTCTCCATCGTTGCGCCTGACTGTGCATGTCTTGACGTAGCCCCATCGGTGCTTGCGGTCGTCTACGATCAGTTCCACTTCTGCCCTTACCTCGATCAGTTCAGCCTGCGTATGGCCTCCGCATAGGTAGGTCATGGCGGCTATCTGTGCCTTGATCTTTGCTGCCTCGCTTGCCTGCTGCTTCCGATTGGCTTCGATGCGCTTCTTTCTGAGTCGCGCCTTCCGTGCCATTTCCCGAATGCCGCAGTTCATGCCTACCCCTCAAAAAGAGGCCCGAGTAATAACGCTCGGGCCATAAGCCGGTGCAATACCGGCGAGGGGATCAAGATTTCATCCCGTCAGCGATCAAGCCGACGTTAGCCAATGCGTAACCGATGAACACGAAGGCCATGCCATCCCTGCCGTCCATCCAGTACGAGACGGCGACGCCTATGTAGATCAGCGTCACGAAGGCAAGCAGGGGGCCGCTCATCCTAAAACCCCTGTGATCCACAGTTTCGCCAATGGCGGAACTACCCACATAATTTCCCACGCGATAAAAGCTAGAATAAAAACGCGCGGCGGGTTTCCTTTGTACTTAATGTCCGCAATGGCAAACATTGGGATTAAGGACATCACCCCGACAAAGACCATCAATCCAAGTGCGCCATCGTTCATACGTTAGGCCCATGCCCTGACGGGAACGCCAGCACCTTCCCTTTCCCCATGACCTTCGCCTTCCATTCCTCGTATGCCTGCCGCCGCTCGTCTGCCGTCAGGACGGGATTAGACAGCGTTACGGCTGCGATCTCGTCTTGGAGCTGTAAAGCCTTCAGCCTGTTCCGCTGCTGTCCCTGAAGCCGTCTTACTTCGTCTGACAGGACTTCACGAATCACGGCTGGCTCCCTGTTCGTGAACCGGGCGCGGGCAATCTTGTCGTGGAACTTGCACTCCGCCCCGCAATACAGCCGGGGGGCCTTCGCGTGGAACTCGGGCATGGAGCAATCGGGGTTAGCGCACTTCAGGACCAGCATCTGCTTGCGGTACGGGTTGCGCTCTGAAGGCGGTTTCTGCTGTTCCATGATGATCTGTTCTAGCCTGTTGTCGACGTAGGGACTGCGGTTCAATCGCGCCATGTGACTTCACCATTCCAGCGGCGTGCGTCCTGCTCAATCGCCCGCCTAGCCATCTCACGGCGCGCAAAGTACAGCTCCCGGTACTTGTGCAGCAGACGGCGTAGGCCGAACAGCGAGCGGGTCAACGGGGTGGACTTCTGCTCTTTGACTTCCATCATTTCAACGCCTCCACTGCCTTTGCTATTGCACGTCTAACCCAATCGATTGCATCGCCCGCCTTAATTTGCGGCTCAGTGACTTCGAGTACCGTCCATCCTTCGAGCATTCCCAAGTTGCGCTTTTCACAATCACGAACGATCCCGGAACCTGAAGAATGCCCGCCTTTAGTCCATATCTGACCTTGAACCTCAACGCCGACTCTGTAATCCGGCCAAGCAAAATCAAGGCGAAACAGGCGACCCGGTATATGGCGATATTCACGAACTGGCTCCGGTAACCCATACGCCTTGATCTGCAAGGCCAGGCTTTCCTCAAGATGGCTGGCGATTCGTCGCGGCATTAAGGATCGTTACTCAGCACTACCCACAGCAGGATTGCTGCTACGCCTAGCGTTATCAGGGCGTGAGTGAGCGTCATGCGACTCTCCAGACCCTGATTCCACCGCCGCCAACCTTCCTGACAGTAAACCGCCATCCCTTTTCGCGCTTCACCTTGCTGGCCGTGGATCGCGTCGAGTCGTGCGACATATCGGAAAGAACGGAATCACCCAATTCCATTTTCCGAAGCGTCGCAATAAGGGATGACTTCTCAGGAATGGGAATGCCCTTTTCAATTTCCACGGTCTACAGCCTCACAGCTCTCGCCCCTGTACAGCCTCACTGCCTGCTGCCGCGTCCATACCTTCACAGGAGGCGGCAGGGAACTACTCACTTCACGCTCCTGAGTGCGTCTTTCAGACTCCGCACGTTGTTGCGTGCGGTTTCCTCGCTTACTTGTGGGGCTTGCCGCCATAGCATTAACTGCGTCCTGTAGCTGGAGGGGGTCTCATGCGGCATTGGATCGCGGAACCCAACCTGCCGAGCGTCTTGTAGGACAGGTGCCCACAGCGGATCGTCATTCCGTCCCTGCTTATAGGTCACGCCGCCGTACAGCTTCCCGTTGCGCACGTAGTTCCTGAATGCCGCCTGCCAGTCACGATAGGCCCAGGATTTAGCCGCCGCGTTGTCCGTAAACCTTTCAAGCGTGTCGTCAACGTCAATAGTCGGGTGTTTTTCAGCCAGCCAAGCCAGCGTGCTTTC